CAGAATTTAAAGCAGGCGCATTGTAACCAGCGGCTTTCAATATATCACCTTTTTTAAAATGTTTAAAGTCTTCTTTTACAATAAAACAAAATACGCCGTTTTCTTGTACAACTTTAATATACTTTTTACCTGGCATAATTCTAGTATTAGAATCCCATTTATTAGTTTGTTCTAAACTATAACCAGTTAATTCTTTCTTTCCGTAACTAGTTGACATTGCAACATAGTCAGCCTTTGCACCAGCCATCATAAACTTAATGCCTTCTTCTAATGTTTCACATTTTTGCGATACTTTTATCATAGTTATTGTCCTTTATTGTTTTTTGTTGTCATATACTACTAAATATATAGGAAAACCACTCAAAAGTCAACAAAAAAATCCCGAAAATATGAAAAAAATCACACTTTTTTTACTTTGTTCTCTTTTTGTTCTCGTAAATTGTTCAAAAATCAAAGAAAATTGCAAATATAGACCCGAATTTGAAGGAAATGGAAAATCAATGAGCGAATCACTTGATGGAATTGCTCAAATTGAAGTTTTACAACACAAAACTCGTTGCCAATTTTAGGATAAATAGTTTTTATGAATAATAATACAGAATATTGTTTAAATTGTGGACACGAATCTCATTGTGGCGAAAATTGTTTACAAGATTACGGACAATCTGAAAAAACCGTATGTTGTACTCATTGTCGTTGCCCAAATGATGAAAAAAGTGGCAAATTAGATGAAGATTCTTTTAATGGAGCATAAAAAATGGCAAAAATGAGAATATTTAAGTTTTGGAATGAAGCAGGTGACGAAAAAGAGAAAGAATCAATGAGTTTGAAAAAGGCAGTTATGTCAGTTCAAGGTGATTTTAAAGATGATGTTATAGGAGTTGAGTTTATTAGTAAAAAAGGCAAAAAAATAGAAACTTCTATAAGAATACCAATAGGAAGAAAAATAAGACAATCATTAATAGTTGAAAAAAGAAGAGCAGCGTTAAAAGCAAAAAGAGAAGCAGATAGAAGAAGTGCATAATGCCAGCAGTTAGTAGAGAGGGAGATCAATTAAGTACAGGACACGCTTGTACAGGTACAACCGTACTAGATACACCAGGACAAAGTACGGTTTTTGCAAATAGTATATTGATTGCAAGACAAACTGATCCTACGGTACCTCATCCAGCACCACCAATACCTCCTTGTCCAAATCACGTTAAATTTGTTAATGTTGGTTCAACAACGGTTAGAGTGTGTGGTTTACCAATTGCAAGAATAGGTGATAGTACAGACGCAGGACAAATGACTAAAGGTTCTTCTAATGTTTTCTCTGGTTAGAGTATAAATATAAGAGATATGGCAAACTATGACGCTTCAGTAACTAATAACTCTAAAAGAGCAAATAGAATCTATAAAGATTTAGATTTAAACTTTGGTCGTAATCCTATTACAAATGATGTTAATAGATTAACAGATGTAGAGGCAGTTAAACGAAGTGTTAGAAATTTGATTAACACAAATCATTATGAGAGACCTTTTCATCCTGAAATAGGAAGTGATGTTAGAGCAATGTTGTTTGAACCAATGACACCATTAACTGCTCTAAATTTACAAAGAAAAGTTGCTGAAGTTTTAAATAATTTTGAACCAAGAATTAATTTACAACAAGTTTTAGCAAGTCCTGATTTAGATAGAAATAGTTATGCGTTAAAAATTTTGTTTTATGTTGTTGGATCAAATCAACCAGTAGAAGTAGAAACATTTTTAGAAAGATTAAGATAATATGGCAAGTAATAAATTTATAGTATCAGATTTAGATTTTGACGCAATCAAATTAAATTTAAAATCATTTTTACAAGATCAACCAGAGTTTTCAGATTATAATTTTGAAGGATCAGGTTTTTCTGTCTTATTAGATACATTAGCATACAACACACACTATCTAGGATTTAATGCTAATATGGTTGCAAATGAAATGTACCTTGACTCTGCTGATATTAGAAAAAATGTAGTATCATTAGCAAAGATGTTAGGATATACTCCTTCTTCATCAAAATCTCCAACTGCTGTTGTTGATATAACATTAAACAATGCTACTGGTGCCTCGGTTACTATGGATAAAGGAACATCATTTTCAGCAACAATAGATAATACAGAATATAATTTTGTAACTAATGAAGATATAGCAATGACACCACAAGATGGTGTTTATAAATTTTCAAATGTAACTTTATATGAAGGTACTTTAGTAAACTTTAAATATACGGTTGATAGTACAGATGTTGACCAAAAATTTATAATTCCAAATGTAAATGCTGATACATCTACTTTAAAAGTAATTGTACAAACTTCTATTAGTGATACAACACAAGAAGTTTATACATTAGCAACAGGATTAAAATCTTTAGACAATACATCAAAGGCATATTTTTTATCAGAAACAGATACAGGTAAATTTGAAGTTTACTTTGGAGATGGTATATTAGGTAAAAAATTAGCAGATGGTAACATTGTAACTTTAGAATATATAGTTTCAAATTTAGAAGACGCAAACGGTACGGCAAATTTTACACCAAAAGGTTCAGTAGGTGGATTTTCAGATGTAACCGTTGTAACTAAATCAGCAGCACAAGGTGGTTCTGTTCCTGAAACAAAAGAATCAATTAGATTTAATGCACCTCTACAATATACATCACAAGACAGAGCAGTTACCACAACTGATTACGAAACTTTAGTCAAATCAATTTATCCTAATGCAACTTCTATAAGTGCTTGGGGTGGTGAAGATGATGAAACACCTGTTTACGGTGTTGTTAAGATTGCAGTCAAAGGTCAGTCAGGTGTACCATTAACTAACGCAACAAAATTAGATATAGTTACAAAATTAAAAACTTACAATGTTGCTTCTGTTAGACCAGAAATAGTTGACCCAATTATAACTTCAGTAATATTAGTTGTTAATGCTAAGTATGATAAAAAATCTACTGCTAAAACAGCAGATACTTTAAAGTCAGAAATTGTGGACGCAATAACAAATTACAATACAAATACTTTAGCAGCATTTGATGGTGTGTTTAGATACTCTAAACTTATGGGTATAATTGATAATGTAGATAATTCTATTTTATCAAACATCACAACCGTTAAAGTTAGAAAAACTTTTACACCAACTTTAAGTTCATCTACAAAATACGATATTTACTTTAGAAACGCAATTTACAATCCACATTCAGGACACGAATCAGTTTTATCATCTAGTGGATTTAAAATATCTGGTAATAATAATGAAATGTTTTTAGATGATGACGGTATGGGAAATGTAAGACTTTATTATCTTGTTAGTGGTATAAAAACGGTACAAAATGCTACGCAAGGTACAATTGATTACGCAACAGGTCAAATTACTCTTAATTCTTTAGATGTTGCTTCTATTTCAAATATTAGAGGTTCTGCTTCTAGTGTAATTGAGGTAACCGTTTCTCCTAATTCAAATGATGTTGTTCCTGTAAGAGATCAAATTTTAGAAATAGATATTGAAAATTCAATTGTAAATGTTTCTGAAGATACTTTTGTTGGCGGTTCTTCCGAAGCAGGAGTAGGATATACTACAAGTTCTAGTTACTAAACACTATGGCAAAGTTTAATGACAAAATTTCTACGCTCATTAGCAGTCAATTACCTGATTTCGTAGTTGACGATCATCCTCAGTTCGTTCAATTTTTAAAAACTTATTATCAATTTATGGAATCTGCTATGTTGCAGGTTACAAGTATTGAAAATACAGATGGTATAACTTTAGAAAATGAAACAGGTCTATCAGACAATTTATTATTAGATGGTTCAAAAATAACTTCAGAAAGAACACAATTAGACGCTGATGATAAAATAATATATGAAGATTCTTCTTTTGGTAAATTTACAATAGGTGAAACAATAACAGGTCTTGTATCAAAGGCAACTGCAAAAGTTCTTGCCGAAGATTTAACAAACGGTAAACTTTACATATCAGCACAAGACAAATTTAATAAAAATGAAATTATAGTAGGTAATGATTCAAATGCTCAAGCAGTAATTAATAATTATCGTCCTAATCCTGTATCAACGGTTCAGGATTTAACAAACTTTAGAGATCCTGACAAAGTTATATCAAACTTCTTAACAAAATTTAGAGATGAGTTTCTAAAAACAATACCTGAAAATTTAGCAAATGGATTAGACAAAAGAAATCTAATTAAAAATATTAAATCAATGTACCGATTAAAAGGTACACAAGCAGGACACGAGTTATTTTTTAGAATATTATTCAATCAAGTATCAGAAACATTTTATCCTAGAACACAAATGTTGCGTGTATCAGATGGACAATGGGATACACAAAAAGTTTTAAGAGCAATAGCAACGGTTGGTGATACAACAAATTTAGTAGGTAGAACAATAACAGGTTCAACAACTGGTGCAACTGCTATTGTAGAATCAATTAAGAAATTTGTTATTGCAAATAAAGAAGTTACTGAATTTGTACTTAATATAAACTCAATGACTGGTACATTTAATATTGATGAAGAAATAACTGGTACTGCTAGTGATACAGATGACTTTTTTATAAAGGCAACTATTACAGGTATACCAGGAAGAAAAACAATTACAAATGACGGTAACTTTTATGATACTGGCGATTTCTTAACCGTATCAGGTGGAGGTGTTGGTGCTGATATTTCTATTAGTGATATAGGTTCAGGATCAGTATCAGAAATTGTTATTGATAATCCAGGATCAGGTTATTCTGTAGGAGATAAATTAGTTTTTGATAACACAGGAACAGAAGGTGTTAATGCAGAAGGATTTGTTTCTGTTGTTAATGGTGGTATTGCTGGTGAAGATGGAACAAATGCTGAACATATTATATTAGAAGATGAAACTGGTAGAGGAGATCAATACTTTGGAAGTAAAATTGTGATGGAAGGTGCTAGTAACACCGACTTAAATGATATAACAGATATATTTTTAATTAATAATGGAAGTGGTTATAATTTTCCACCTAAGGTAACTATAACATCTTCAGGAGGTACAAACGCAAATGTTGTAGCAAATGGTACAGATATAGGAAGAGTTATAGGATTAAAAACAAATGAATTAGGAGAAGGTTATCAAAATTCTCCATCACCTTTAATTGAATTTAGAAATTGTATGTTATTAACATCTATAACAGGTAACTTTAATGCTAATGACACTATTACAGGTGCTACTTCAAACGCTGTAGGTAAACTTGCTAGTTTTGACGCAGATAGACAAATATTAAAAGTAAAAGATATTGAAAATAATAATTTTCAATTAGGAGAAAAAATAACTTCAACAAGTAGTGGATTAGCAACCATAACAAGATTAGATGTTGCTAGTGCTACGGTAGATGTAGTTTCTGTTGCAGATACAGATGGTAAATTTTTAAATGAGGATGGTTATGTATCTGAGCAAACAATGAAAGTACAAGATAGTAAATACTATCAGGATTTTTCTTATGTATTAAAAGTTGGTCAATCAATTAACGATTGGCGGGACGCATTTAAAAAGACTATGCACACAGCAGGTTTTTATTTTACAGGACAAGTTGATTTACAAAGTAGATTAAGTTTAAAAGTCAGAGCGCCAGTTGTTGGTATTGTATCTGGTGCTATAGATACTCCATTATTTGAAGTATTAAATGTATTGTTTACAACCGTTTTTGGTAGAAGATTAGGAACGGTAGATGATGGCACAAGTTTAAGATCAGATAATATGTCTGAAGGATTAATGGATGCTGGTGATGATTATAGAGATCCGTTTACTTCAAATACTAGAGATTTAACTTTAACAAGACCATCAATTGAAATTGATTATTTAAGTAGAAAAAGAGCAACAATAGATGGTGTAGAAGTCAAACAAGGGTACGCATATGGAGGACCTAAATTAGGTACATTAAATAGATTCGCAAATACAATATTTGGTGTAAATGCAGGCGGAAGTAAAATAACATTTAAAGAATTAAGTGGAATAAAAATAACAGGCACAAGAACATCATTAGATGGAAGAGGTGCGATATTTTTAGCGACTTCAAATCCAGATGGTCAGTTATTAAAGACAAATTTTGCAATGCCTACGCAATTTGCAACATCTTCAGATGTTTTTGATAACACGGTTACAAACTTTGCACAAACAACTTTATCTTTTGATGATACAACCCCATAGGAATGTTTATAAATAGTATAAACAAGTAGGATATAAGAAATGACAAAACAGACTATTAACCGAGGAACAGCTGCTAATGACGGAACAGGTGATAATTTAAGAGCAGGTGCTGCCAAGATAAATGAAAACTTTGACGAATTGTATACCGTATTAGGTGATGGTACAACTTTACTATCTGGTGATTACATAACAACTAGTTCTTCATCAATTCTAACAAATAAATCTATTAACGGTTCAAACAATACATTAACAAATATTCCTAATAGTGCATTGTCTAGTATTGATAATGCAAAATTAACTAATTCAACTATTACTATTACAGGTGATGGTGCTCAAACTTCAGATATAGATTTAGGTGATACTTTAACTATTGAAGGTGGTACAGGAATTACAACTTCCGTAACAGCAGACAAAGTTTCTATTGCTATTGACGGTGCTGTTTTGACTGAAGATTCTAGTGATGTACTTACTAACAAAACAATTTCAGGTTCTACAAATACACTATCAAGTATTGCTAATACTTCTTTAGCAAATTCAACGGTTTCATATGGTGGTGTACAACTTTCTTTAGGTGGTGTTGACGCTACTCCTGCTTTTGATTTAGCAGACGCAACAAATTATCCTACAAGTTCTTTATCAGGAACAATTACAAATGCTCAATTAGATGGTTCTATTGCAAACGATAAACTTGCAAATAATAAAATTACAATAGTTGATGACGCAACAGCAACACAAGATATTAGTTTAGGAACAAATTTAGAGATTGCAGGAGGTACAGGAATTTCAACTGCTGCTTCTCCTAATAAAATAACTATAAATGTAAGTGGTGTTGCTAATTCTTCTTTAGTTAATGATTCAGTTACAATTGGTTCTACTGAAGTTAATTTAGGTAGCACATTATCAACAACAGCAAATTTAAACTTAACTGGTACATCATCATTATCAGGTACAGGAACAATAGACTTAACTGGTACAGGTTCAAAAGCAAGATTTGATTTTGCAGGTTATGGTTCTTTACCAACTGCCTCAACTTATGTTGGAATGTATGCTTACGATAGTACAGGTAATAGACCTTATTATTCTTCAGGTGCAGGTTGGGTTAGAATATTAGATGAAAACTCTTCCGTACAAGATCATACAGATGTTAATATGTCTGGTGTTGCTGACGGTAATGTTTTAACTTGGAGTTCAGCACAAGGTAGATTCAATGTAACCGCTCCTGCAGGTGGTTCAGTTGCGTTAAATGATGTAACAGATGTATCTGTTGCTTCTCCTGAAAAAGGACATACACTAGTTTATACAGGTTCAAATTGGGAAGTGGCACAAACTCCAGTATCTCAATATGTAGTAACAGCGCCAGATTCAAATAGATACCAATTTAACGGTGCAGGATTTCCTTCAGGTACAAGTGGTGATAATCCTGATTTACACTTGAAAAAAGGTCAAACTTATTACTTTAGAAATACAAGTAGTGGACACCCTTTTAGAATACAATCAACAACAGGTACAAGTGGAACCGTATATTCTACTGGTGTTACTGATAATAATGCTTCAGGTCCTAATGGTGTAATAATATTTCACGTGCCTCAGGATGCTCCAGCAACACTATATTATCAATGTTCTTCACATACAAATATGGTAGGAAACATTAACATAACATAATGAAAAGTAGTATAAATATAAGAAAGAATTAAAAATTATGCCAGCAATTATAACAAATAAATTTAGACTAAACAACGCTGAACAATTTTCAGAATCATTTTCTGAAACAGCAAACGAAGTGTATTACCTAGGTATTGGAAGACCACATCCTTTTGGTACTGCAACTAGACCTGATGGAAGAACAGATTACGAAGGCACAGATACTTTGCCAAACACACCCGCTGATTCAATGGGTAGAGAATTTTATACTTTTGATGATTTAGTTGCTGCTAAAAGAATACAATCTTCCGATGTATCTTTTGTAATACCAAGAAGAAACTGGACTGCTGGTACAATTTACGATACTTACAGACACGATTACGGAGAATATACAACAGGTTCAACAAGTGTAAGAAAAACATCAAATAGTGGTGCAACTACTTTATTTGATTCTAATTTTTATGTATTATCTTCAGCACGAAATGTTTACAAATGTTTAGATAATAACGGTGGTGCTACTTCAACAGATGAACCAACTGGTGTATCAACTTCAGTAATTTCAACTAATGATTCATACAAGTGGAAATTTATGTACACACTTTCTGCTGCTCAACAAGCAAATTTCTTATCAACAGACTTTATGGCAGTTTCGTCAAACGCTAACGCAAGTTCAGATCAATCAAATGTTATATCTGCTGCTGTAGATGGTTCAATAGATGTAGTAAAAATTAAAACACCTGGTTCAGGTGGTACTAATGGAACATTTACAGGTATTCCAATACGAGGAGATGGTTCTGGTGGTGTTGCTACGGTAGTAGTTAGTGGTGGTGCTGTAACTTCAGTAACCGTAACTACTCCAGGTACAGGATATACTTTTGCAACAATCAGTAATTCTCAAATAGTTGCCGCTGGTGCAACTAGTTTATCAGGTTCAGAATTAGATGTAATTATTCCACCTAAAGGTGGACACGGCGCAAATGCACAAGAAGAATTAGGTGCTTTCTTTGTTATGATGAATACAAGTTTAGAAGGAACAGAAAGTGCTAACTCTGGTGACTTTTCTGCTGTAAACGACTTCAGAAAAATTGCATTATTGAGAAATCCTAAAAAATCAAATGCTGCTGTAACTACTAATACTACTAGATTAACAAAAGCAATTAAAATTGCTTCTAGTCCTACACCAGGTACTTTTACAACAGACGAAGAAATTAATCAGGCAAGTACAGGTGCAACTGGTAAAGTTGTAGAGTGGGATTCAACAAACAATATTTTATATTACATTCAAACAAGACACAACAATGCTGGTGTGGACGCAAATGGTAATTTAACTGCGTTCTCAGGTGCAAATGTTATTACAGGTCAAGGTGGTGGTTCTCCTACTGGTACACCTGACACTTCATCAACAGGAACGGTTAACAATGTTTCGTTTAGTTCAGGATATTCAGAACCTGAAGTAGACCACGATTCAGGTGATGTACTTTATATTGAAAATAGAACACCGATACAAAGGGCACCAGATCAAACGGAAAACATTAAACTGGTCATAGAATTTTAGGAGAGTTAAAAAATGCCAAGTCCAACAGACTTTAACCTCTCGCCTTACTATGATGATTTTTCAGAAAGTAAATCATTTCATAGAATACTTTTTAGACCAGCATTTGCTGTTCAGGCAAGAGAGTTAACACAATCACAAACAATATTACAAAACCAAGTTGAAAAACTAGGTGACCATTTCTTTAAAAATGGTGCTATGATTATTCCTGGTGAGATTGGTTATGATTTAAATTACTATGCTGTAAAACTTTCAAGTATTGATAGTACAAATACTTTAGCACATTTCACAAATGGTACTGAATTAACAGGATCAACTTCAGGTGTAAAAGCAACAATTGTAAATCAAAGTACAACAGACGGAACAGATCCAGATACTTTATTTGTAAAATATAGTGCTACTGGTGGAAGTCTTAATAACGAATTTAAATTTGCTGACGGAGAAACAATCACAGGAACAAATAGTGATTCAACTAATGTAACTGCTATAGTTGATACTTGTGCTACAGGTTCTGCTGCTCAAGTTGAGGCAGGATCATATTATATAAATGGATTTACGGTAACGGTTAACAAACAAACAATTTTACTTGACAAATATTCAAACACACCAAGTTATAGAGTAGGATTATTAGTTACAGAATCTTTTGTAACTCCTACACAAGATACTACTTTAAATGATAATGCTCAAGGTGTTTCAAATACAAACGCTCCAGGTGCTCATAGATTTAAAATAGATTTAACATTAACTAAAAAATCTATTGGTGCAACAGACGATTCAAACTTTGTAGAGTTATTAAGATTAAGTGAAGGTATTGTACAAAATAGAGTTAGAACAACTGATTATGCAATATTAGAAGAAACTTTTGCTCGTAGAACATTTGACGAGTCTGGCGATTATACCGTAAGACCTTTTGATATTGATATTAGAGAACATTTAATATCAGCAAATAATAGAGGAATTTATACTTCCGCTACTGGTGGTGACTCTAGTAAACTTGCAGTAGGTATGTCTCCAGGAAAAGCATATGTAAAAGGATATGAAGTTGAAAAATTAGCAACACAATATTTAGATGTTGATAAGGCAAGAGAGTTTGATACTGAAAGCAATTTTAATACAAGATTTGATATAGGTAATTTTGTAAATGTAACTAATGCTTATGGATCTCCAGACATAGGTTTTGTATCAGGTGAAACAGAAGCATTTAAAAGAGTTAATTTATATAATGTGTCAACATTTAGCGGCTCTGGTGTTCGTGGTGTTGAAAATGCAGGTGCTGGAGGTGCAATTAACACAATAGGTCGTGCTAAATCAAAAGGGTTTGAATATAGTTCAGGAACAGCAAATAATAATTTATTTGCTTCAAATAGTGATAGAGAAGCAATATTTAAACAATATCTATTTGATATAAATTTATTTACTCACTTAAATATTACAAAAAATATAACATTTGGAACTGGAGAAAAAATAACAGGTTCAACTTCAGGTGCTACAGCAACAATAGAAAGTATATCAACACAATCTTCGGAAGCAACAACATCAATTTCAGTTGCAAGTCCAGGTTTAGTTACTTTTCCTTCTCCTCATAATTTTAAAGAAGGACAACAAATAACTTTTGACGCTATATCAGCGGAAGATGGAGGTGTTGCAATAACACCATCAACCGTATTTACGGTTAGAGAACCTTTAGCAGGTGAATTTAAATTATACAGAGCAGATGGTATAACTGCTACAAATATAAATCAATATACATCCTCAGCAAATGCTGTACACGGAGTTGTAATTGTATCTAATGTACAAGGAACATTTGTTGCAGGAGAAACAATTACAGGCAATACTTCAGGTAATACTGCTACTATCCAAGATGATGTACTTGGATTTAAAGGTGTAACTTCATATGATTTCCCACAAGTTAAACAAATTGGTATGGCAGGTTCGCCAACTTATACTGCTGACACAGCGTTAGATAGTACAAACGGTGTAAATAAAGTTCTTTCAGGAACAATAGATGTTGCAAATAGTTCAATAAATGTAACTGGTATTAATACTTTCTTTACGGAAGAGTTAGTAGTAGGTGATTCAATTTCATTTACAAACGATAGTGGTAATACAGAAACTAAAATTATTCAATTAATAACTTCAAATAATAGTTTAACTTTAGATAGTGCAACTGCTGCCGCTTCTACAAAAACAATTGTAACTAGAAGAAGAACAAAAATACAATCACCAGAAAAAAATGTTTCAGTATTTCAATTACCTTATGAAACTATTAAGACATTAAAGACAACTATAAATTCTGGTATAACAGATACAAATTTTAAAGTTAGAAGACACTTCGTACAAACATTATCATCAAATGGTGACGCAACAATAACAGCAGGTACTAACGAAACATTTGCTGCTTTATTAGAAAATGATTTTTCAGTTTCTATTATGGCAACTGGTTCTGGTTCTTCAGGTGGTGTTGGTGATATATTCAGTTTAAGTGGCAATAACCACGAAGGTGATCCTATATTTACATTGTCTGGTTCTCCATCAGGTAAAACATTATTAATAGATATGGGTGCTAACTTCCAAGGGCACAAAGTAAAAATATTAGCAACAATTAATAGAAGTGTTGCAGGTTCAAAAACAAAAACATTAAATACTGCTTCAACAATTCAAAAAACAGATGAAACAGAAATTGTTTCAGGTACAATAGGATTAGGTAAGGCAGATGTTATAAAAATTAATAGTGTCTTTATGGCAGCAGACTTTACTACGAATGCTACTACTTCAGATACAGATGTTACCGATAGATTTGATTTAGACTCAGGAATGAGAGATAACTTCTACGACATTGGAAGATTAATATTAAAAACTGGTGCAATAGCACCAACAGGAAGATTACTAGTTAATTTTGACTTCTTATCACACGGTGCTGGTGATTACTTTGATGTAGATAGTTATTCTGGTATTTTAGATTACGAACAAATACCTAGTTACACTTCAGGTACAACAGGACAAGTTTACGAGTTAAGAGATAGTTTAGATTTTAGACCTAGAGTAGATGACGCTTCAACAATCAATTCAGGAGACCAAGACCGTTCTTATGATGGTACAGGTGCTTCTACAACAGATGTTGTTAAATTTAATACTGATATAACTTCAGATTTTGAATATTATTTACAAAGAGTTGACAAAATATTTTTAGATAAAGAAGGCAACTTTAGAGTATTAAAAGGTGCAAGTTCTTTAGAACCAGAAATTCCTGGTATCTTGGATAACGCAATGCACCTATACACATTGTTTATTCCATCATATACTTTAGATACGGCAGATGTAGGTATTGAAGCAGTTGATAATAGAAGATACACAATGAGAGATATTGGTAGATTAGAAAAGAGAATTGAAAATACAGAATACTATACTCAATTATCTTTATTAGAACAATCAGCACAAACTTTACAAATACAAGACGCAAATGGTTTTGATAGATTTAAAAACGGATTTGTAGTAGATAATTTTACAGGACACTCAATAGGTGATCCAGGTAATTTAGATTACAAAGTTGCTATGGATATGGCAAAAGGTGAAATGAGACCTACTTACAATGAAGACGCAATTGGTTTAGAAGAAAGAGCAAGTGATGGTTCAGTTGTTCAGGCGTCTGATAGAACGGATAATAATTATCAGAAAACAGGTGATCTAATAACTTTACCTTATACGGAAGAAACTTTAATAGATCAAAGTTATGCAAGTAAAACCGTAAATGTTAACCCATTTGGAATATTTACTTGGATTGGTTCTATTGCTTTAACTCCACAAACAGATGAGTGGAAAGAAACAGAAAGAGCACCAGACTTAACTATTACAAATGATGATGGTACTTGGGATACTTTAGTTAAACAATCAGGTAATCCAAATTTACAATCTGTTGAATTAGGAACGGTTTGGAACGAATGGCAAAATCATTGGACAGGTCAATCAACAACTAATAGTACAGAAACTTATAGACAAAGAGGTGGTCACGGTTGGAGAGTAATGCAAAGAGATATCCAAACGACTACTAGAACAGGAACAAAAACACGAACAGGTATTAGACAAGTATTAGTACCTAAAACGGTTACGCAAAATGTTGGTGATAGAGTTATTTCCATTGCATTTACTCCGTTCATTAGAAGTAGAGATGTTGATTTTGTTGCAACAAGATTAAAACCAAATACAAGAGTTTATCCTTACTTTGATAATGAATCAGTAGGCGTATATGTAACTCCTCAAGGTGGTTCATTAGGTGGTAATTTAGTTACAGATTCAAATGGTTCTGTATCAGGTACTTTCTCAATACCAGATCCAAAAGATAATTCAAAACCAAGATGGAGAACAGGTGAAAGAGTGTTTAGATTAACTAGTTCATCTTCAAATGATTTAACTTCAGCGCCAGATACGGCTGCTAATGCTGAATATATCGCTAGAGGTATTATTCAAACGGTACAAAATACAATTATTTCTACAAGAACAGCAGGCGTAGAATTTAGAGCAACTAACGAAACAGAAGCTGTAACTGAAAATATTACAACAAGAGGTGCTGCTAGACAAGTAGGTTACCACGATCCATTAGCACAAACATTTATGATTGATGACGCTGGTGGAGTATTCTTAACTTCAGTAGATATATGTTTCTCTACAAAAGACGCAAACATTCCTGTAACTCTACAAGTTAGAAATACGGTTAATGGTTACCCAGGTCAATCAATATTACCTTTTTCAGAAAAGACTTTAAATCCAACAGATGTAACTATAAGTGATAATGGTACAGCAGTAACTACATTTACTTTTGATAGTCCTGTTTATGTACAAGAGAATACAGAATACGCTTTAGTATTAATGGCAAACACAACAGAATATAATGTTTATGTTGCTAGATTAGGTCAAACAAATTTAGGTTCTAATAGAACAATATCACAACAACCATATACAGGTGTTTTCTTTAAATCACAAAATGGTGTAACTTGGTCAGCAGATCAAAATGAAGATTTGAAATTTAAAATCAAAAGAGCAGAATTTAAAGATGTAACTGGACAAGTTACTTTAACAAACAAAGATTTAGATAGTAGAAAACTTAAATTAAATCCATTAAGAACAACAAACACTTCAGGTGTAATTAGAGTTTTCCATCCAAATCACGGAATGCACGGCACAGATAATAATGTTACTATTTCAGGAGTACCTGCAGGTACACATAATGGTATTGTTCATTCTGATATTAATGGAACATATACAAGTATTTCAAATGTAACTTTAGATAGTTATGATATTACAACGACTGGAACAGCAACCGTAACTGGTGATATAGGTGCTGACGCTGTATTTGCAACACAAAATAGATTGTTTGATGTATTAAATTTAGGTGGTATACAAACTATGACTTTACCTGAAACAAGTTTAAATATGGCAATTAGACCAACAAGTGGTAAATCAATACACGGTTCAGAATCAGAATTTAGTTTAACATCTGCTTCAAATAAAGTAAATGTTGTAAGTAATGATAATATTTACTTTACTGCTCCTCAATTAGTTGCTAGTTCTATTAACGAAACAAATGAAATGTCTGGTAGTAAATCATTCTTTAATATTATAAATTTAAGTTCAAATAATAGGAAAGTTTCTCCTGTATTAGATACTCAAAGAATGAGTGCTTTTGCAATTAGTAATAGATTAAATAATCCTAATTCAGGTAATACACCAGATTTTGTTGCTGATACTGCTTCAACAGGTTCATCTACATCAGCAGTTTATTGTACTAAATCAATTGTATTAGAAACTGCTTCAACTTCTTTAGATGTTAGATTAACTTCAAATGTAAGATCAACTTCAGATGTAAAAGTATATTACAGAATTATAGGATCGGAAGATGATACTACTATTGATAAAGTAAGTTGGACACCGTTTAATTTAAATGGTGAAGAAGATACAACGGTTACTCCTGCTGAAGATAATACTACATTTAAAGAATACAAATATTCAGTAAGTGGTCTAAAAGACTTTACTACTTTCCAATTAAAAATTGGTATGACAGGAAGTATATCTTCTTATCCACCTATAATTAGAGATATGAGGGCAATTGCATTGGCGGTATAATATGAGTAGATTAAAAGTACAAGGATATGGCAGTTTAGTTAGAGATACTAGATCAAATGCTATTATCAATACAAGTACAAGTGAATATAAAATTTATATGCAAAGAAGAAAAGCAAGAGAAAGTCAAGCAGATAAATTGAGAGATGTCTGTAAAGAAATAAATACTTTGAAGGCAGAATTAAGAGAGATTAAGAATTTAATATTAAAAGGTAAATAATAATGGCATTTAAAACAATAGCAGAAACAGATACACTAGAAACATTTAGAACAACATTTAATGCTTTATCACAACAAGATTTTGGTGATATAGCAAATTTATCTGGTTCTATAAGTGCAACTAATCTAGTTGACGCAATGAATGAAACTATTAGTATTGCTACATCATCAGCTGGTTTTACAATTGCTGACGATACTTCAACTACACAGATTGTTGGTGGTGGTGATACTTTAACGGTTTTAGGTACTGCTAATCAAATACAATCAGTTGTATCAGTTCCAGATACTCTTACTTTATCTTTTCCAAACACCGTAGAAATACCAAATATTTTTAATGTATTAGGTGTTAGTACATTGCAAACACTACAATTTAGTGGAAATCAAATTAGTTCTACTGATTCTCCAACGGTTGAAATTGCTGATACATTAAAAGCAGGTGTTACAACAATTAATCCTGTTGGAAATAATCAGATAGAATCAACAACAGGTTTTACAAAGTTTGGTTCCTCAATTTTTATGGCATTAAACAAACATCTATATTTTGAAGGTGGAACAGATAATGCTTTTGATACAAGATTAAGTGTGGTAGATCCAACTGCTGTAAGACAAATTGCTCTTCCAGACGCTGATGGAACGGTTGCTTTAACTAATACAACTGGTTACGCAACAGGTTCAATATTTTCGTCAACATCTACACTTATCATTTACGATTCTACAGGAACGGAATTAAAAAGAGTTATAGGATCGGCTACATAAGATGGAGGTATATAATGGCTGTCAGACAACCTCTATATTTAGATTCAGGTAATAATTTAAGAGAAATGACCACAGCGATGGTCACGGAAATTGTTAATCAAGTTGTTTATCAATATTCAATAAATCCTAGCGTATCTCTATCAGTTGTAAATTCAGGAGGAACATTAGGAACAATAACTGATACAAGATTACAAGCTGGAGCAATTTCAAATAGTTCTTCTTCATTTCCAAATGAATCAACAACACAAGAACCTCAACAAATTACCGTAAATTACGATAAAATTTCAAGTACAAATCAATCTGTAAGTCCAACAACAGATACAGGAATAACTTTTCCTGCATATAAAACTGCAGGTAATGATATTCAAGCAATGAATTTACAAGATGTTAAAGATACTTTTTTACATCCTGCAATAGACTTGTTAAGTGCTGGGACAACAAATACTTTGCAAGGAGGTACTTACACAATACACACTAACTCAACTCTAGCAGGCGCTACTTTAGTTTCTTCTACTCCTATTTTTGTAGATACTAAAGCAGATACTTCCGCTTACTCAGCAAGTACAATTGGCGATCACGCACAAGATAATCCGACAAATGTTAATAGTTATTATTTACATAGAATAAATGGTAATAATAATTCTTACACAGCACCATTACATATTAGATCAGATAGTGATTTACAAACTTTTGCTAGTGCAACATTTGAAAGTTTATTACAAGGTTGGATTAGAAAAACAGCAGTATCATCAACAGATGGTTTTTCTATTTCTTATAATATGGGTACAAGTGGTTTAGGTAATACTAGAGGTACTGGTATTTCAAATACAATATTAAATGGAACAGGTGATTATCAAACAAGACAAGTTGGTGATGATTATAGAGCACAAGAATTTCCTAACGGAACACCAGTATCAGTTAGTACATACTATTTAAGGATACTTAAAAGTTAGATAAATAAATTTATATTATGAATATATTATTAACAGGAAGTGAAGGCTTCATAGGTCAACACTTAAAATCATTTTTAAAAGACAAACATCAATTAATCTGCTTAGATAAAAAAACAGGTAATGATTTACTTACTTGTGATTTAGACTATGATGTAGATTTAGTTATACATCTAGCAGGTATATCTGGCGTAAGAGATAGTTTAGATAATCCTGTTGACTATTGGACTAATAATGTCGTAGCAACTTATAGAATATTCAATCAATTCAAAAACGGTCCTAAAATTTTATATGCTAGTTCAAGTACGGCATACGAACCTTGGCGTAATCCATATGCAATGAGTAAACATTATATGGAAACAATTGCACCACACAATGCCTTAGCAATGAGATTTACAACCGTTTATGGTCCAGGTGCTAGAGAACAAATGTTAATACCAAAGATATTAAAAAATGATGTTGACTATATCAATGTAGATCATAGTAGAGATTTTATTCATATAGATGATATATTAACAGCAATAGGTACTTTAATTGTAAACCCTATACCTAGAAAACCAAAATTCGTAGATATAGGTACAGGTGTTTCAAATAATTTACTAGATATTTTATCTCATCTAAATATGGAAGTAAAAGATAAAAGAATGGGAACAATATTTGAAAGAAAAGATAATAAGGCAAGTATAGGAACACTAACTAAAATGGGTTGGATGCCTCAAACAAATCTATTAGATTACCTAAAGGAAAATTATGATAACTAAAGACAATTTAATTTCTGCTTATTTTATTGACAATGACAGAAAAAATATAGAAGTATTAACTAAAAGTGAAGATGGTAAACAAGTAATACCGATTATAATGCCATTTGATGAAACAGATAGTAAATTTATAGAATTAAATGCTATTGTATCTGTGGATCAACTACACGAGAATACATATCAAAAAAAGAAAGATGAACAAAAAGATTTTGAAGAATTGACAATGGCAATTGCAAAAAAGAATGGTTTAGTTTTTGATGAAAACAAACTAGATACAAAATTTTATCCTTCTCTTGTTAAAGCAATATTTTTAAATGAAGAAAATGAAGATCATCTATTTGCATTAAAACTAGCATTATTTGAATTAGAAAAAATTAGAGATTCAAAAAATAATGAATTAAAAAAGAAATTAAGACAATCTAAAAATAAAATTGAAGTATTACAAATAGCATTTGATTTAGTAAGTTAATATGATTAATATAGTATGTACAGGTAAACCTGGCGATGGTTTATTGCGTTATGGTTATGAACATTGTTGTTATTTAAATTCTGTTGGTATTAAAAGTCAAGTAATAATAATACCTAATCCTAAACATACAAAAGAAGATTATATAAAATCTATAACAGATCAATATAAAACTTATGAGAATATAATATTTGACCACTATACACCAAATTCAGATGAAATAACTTTTGTGTCAGGTAGAAGTATGATAACTTTACCTTACCTAGACAGACACAAATATACTAAAGATCAGTTAATGACTTTACATTTATTATTCAGTAATAAAGTAATAGCAATCTATTCAGAAAATCATCCTAAAGAATATCCATTAGCATTAGAATACTTTAATAATAAAAAAGTTTATGACTTATGCGATTATGATGTTTACCCTAACGGTGTTGGTAAACAATATGAAAAGATAATTAATTTTGATTTATATAAACCTATAAAAAATGATATACAACATAAACATTTATTTTTAGGTACAACTGAAATATACTATAAAGAAATAGAAAAACATATTGATAGATATCCAGATCACGGTATTGTAACTTATAATGCCAAGTGGATTAATCCTAAATTAAATAATTTATTTTCCCC